GGAGCGAATTGCGACTTTGAACGGTAGTGTTGCTGTTATTTATGTTGGTGCTAGTACTGATATCGAGCAGAAGGAGAAATACGACCGTGTTGACGATGCGGTGTGTGCTACGAAGGCTGCGATTGAGGAGGGTATACTACCTGGTGGTGGATATGCGTTATTAAAGATTAGCGAGGGCATGGAGGAGAATAGCGTGATGACATCTGCTATAACGGCTCCATTTTACATGATTCTTGAGAATGCTGGACTTGACATGGACTTGATAGAGGATGTGTGCAGTAGATTCGATAAGGACGGGCTGGGATTCAATCCGGTTACTGAGGAGTTTGTTGACATGGTGACTGAGGGGATTGTTGATCCTGCGAAGGTAACTAGGTCTGCGATTGAGAATGCGGTGAGTGTTGCCACTACAATTTTAAGTACAGATGCGATTATATACAATTTAAGAGATGAGAGCAGTAAATAACTTTATTATAATAAACGAGACGGTAGAAGAGAAGAAGACTGAGAGTGGTCTTCTTCTTACCGTTGACCAAACTGAAGAGATGCGCTACGGCAAGGGAACTGTAATTGAGGCTGGCGACAAGGTCTCTACGGTGAAGAAGGGTGACACAATATACTTCGACAAGAGGCAAGGCCATCAAGTGAGATTAGAGGGCGTGCTGTATGGTATAATTAGAGAGCCAGACGTAGTTGTAATTCTTTAGTATCTTTGCTGTATGGCGAAGGCTATCAAAAATACAGCTACATTTAAGACTAAACCTAAAAAGAGCAGACCAGGAGTACACTCAAAAAACAACAAGCCAGCTAAGAAATATAGGGGGCAGGGTAAATGAGCGTAGAGCAGCTAAAGATTGACGCTATTGATGCTGCTCAAAAGTACAAGGCACGGTACAAGCAAACGCTTGATCCGAATGACCTTGACATGTTCAAGAGGTTCATGGACGTGTACAACCACCTTGACGGAATGGGTGGCGGTGTAACAAGCATAATAGCTGGAAATAACATATCTATATCTCCTGCTGGAGGTACAGGCGATGTTACGATAAATGCAACTGCGTTTGTTCCAGATCCTACGGGTTATGGTTCTTTCTATTCGGATCAAACTCAGCCGCTTTTAGCTATTGATACTCCTCAAGTTGTTGCCTTTAATAACACATACGAGGGTAATGAGGTTTATATTTCTTCTGATCGTATTTACTTTAATAAGTCAGGTACGTATCAATTTAGTTATATAGCTCAAATATTTAACATATCTAATGATGTACAACATTGTGAGTTTTGGATTAAATATAATGGAGTAGATTTTCCTAACTCGGCTACGCATATAACTGTTAATCCAAGAAAGTCATCAGGCGAGCCATCTGAACAGCAGATGACGTTAACATTGACTGGAACCGCACAAAATGATGGAGATTACATAGAGCTTTACTGGCAAGGTAGTTCTATAGAGTTAGAGTTGGGGTATATTGCTGGGGGAACTGGGGATGGTCCAGTTAGTTCTCCTTCTGTAATAGCTAATATAATTCCAGTGGGGACTGGTGGCATTGAGTATGCACTTAGGCATGATTTTGTAAGTCCTTATTCATATTGTGGAAAGGCTTTGGCTAATAGCTTGGAAACTGAAAACGTTTGGACTATAAATAGAATTGAAGTGTTTGATGATGGCACAACTACAATAACATCTGCTACTAACGTAGATTGGACTAATAGATATACACATACTTACTCATGAAGATAAAAGCAAAAAAACCAATTATAAAAGATGACGTAGAATATCCTTACTATGCAGTAAGTCTTTCTATGTCTCCCTTGTGGAAGCCAGGTTTAGGTGCTTCTGTTGCAATTCGATTAACTCCATTTAGAGAGTTAGAAGATGGAACTTACCAATCTCTTCCTAACGAGCCTAAAGCTATTTCTCTTTTGGACATATTTGCAACAGCTCAAGGTGATCCACATTTTGAAGATGCTATACAGGGTATAATGAAAACCTTGCAAGACTTGGTAGATAATAAGGAGTTATAATGGCATTACCTAGATTTAGAACACCGGTACAAGATGGCAATTGGAGTGATCCAAATACTTGGAATGATGGTATAATACCCGAAGAAAATGATGTAGTATGTTTAAATACAAAAAATATCATAATTGATACTGATGTTAATGTTTATCAAATAAGAGATGATGCACAAAATTATCTTAATTACAATTCTTTTAGTTATCTAACATCAAATACAGAGCCTGAAGGAATCGCAGATGGTAGTGATACTGATCAATTTTATAATAATTGGTTGCCATTTAGTAATACTAATACTTACGATAACTATCCATATCCAAGTTATGCAAATCCTAGGTGGTGGACTTATGAATATCCAAATCAAGAACCTATAGTTATAAGTGAATATAGGTTTAATGGATATAGTTCTAATCACCAGTTTAATCCTAGAGATTGGAAATTTCAAGGATGGGATGACGTTAATGAAGTTTGGGTGGATATAGACTCTCAAACTAACGTCACTTCTCCATATAATGGTGGAGCAACATTTATAGGTGATGTTTCTTCTAATACAACTGCGTATTATAAGTATAGATTTATTTTTTATGCTACTAGAGATGGAGAAGATAGAGCTATTGCTTTCATGTATGTAAAATTAATAGAAAAAGGAACATCTAAAATTACTACTGCTCCAGGAGGAACATTAACAATAAATAATTCTTCAACATGGAATACAGCAATTGCTAATCAATTAGATATAAATGTTGGAACATACCTATTTTCAACAGCGAGTTATAATTTAATAACATCAAATATAGAAGCAAATGATACGGTTAATTTTAATTTAAACTCTTATCCTGCTAAAGTTAGTAACTATTCTACTATTAGAATAGATGGAGATTCTGGAACTTATAACTATAATGGAGACTTTATTTATTTCATAGGAAATACTTACCAATATTATATAGGTAATACAATTTATTTAAATGCTCCTTGTACTTTAAATATAACAGGAAAAGTAACAGGGGGTAATTATACGGATTATAGAGCAGCTGGTCTTTATGTTCCAGTAAATGGGGCTACAATTAATGTGGTAGGAGATGTAGAAGGAGCAGAAGGACTAAACGTTTCATCAGCAGCGATTTATATTACAGGTGCTAGTGATTTAAATATAACTGGAAATGTATTAGGCAATACTAATGCCGGAGATAGATATGGTGGTATGGGTCTGTATGTTTCAAATGCCCAAGCAAATATAAATATAGTAGGTAATGTATTAGGGTCTAATCAAACAGGAAGCCAAAACCATGGTAGTGAAAATAGATCAGGAATGTATATATATAATGCAAACTCTTTGAATGTTACTGGGAATATAATAGGAGGTACGGATGGGTATCCTTCTCAAGTAAGTAAAAGATTTGTTGGAGCATATGTAGCGAATGTAAATACCTTTATTTCTATAGGATTTATTCAATCATCTAGTACATCTTATGGATTGACATCTAATTTAAATACTACATATATGGTGGATAATCCAGTAGATTATAGATTATCTGGTCCTTTTATATCTGGGGATACTGGTTTAACTCCGTATGTTTTACCATATTTTAAATTAATTTTTAATGCAGGTATGTATTATGAGTTTAGAGATGTTGATTTAAATACAACTCAATTAGTATCGCCTGCTTCAGTAATAGATTCTCCAAGTCCAGAAGATGTTAGACTTGGAACTCGATATGCTAATGACAACTATACAGGCACTCTAGCAGTTCCAAATCCAAACAGAGTGTCTTTAGGAGTTCCTACAGACAATACAGTAGGTACAGCAGTACTGACAGCAGATGACATTTGGAATGCACAAACAAGCGCAATGAATACAGATGGGTCTATAGGAAAGAGATTAAAAAATGCAAGTACTGTAGATACTACGGGCAGTCAATTATCAAGTTTGCTTTAACTATGAAATTTTAAAAAGTTATGAAACAATTTATAAAAGAAATGTTTTCCTCAAAAGAGGGAGTATCGCACAAAAGAGTATTAGGTTCTATCGGATTCTTAGCACTCGTTTTTGTTTTGGTGGCTAACTCATTTTACGAGTTCAATCCAGATCCGGAGATTGTTCATGCAGTTGAGTATCTTGTGATGTCAACTGTTTTTGGTAGCGTACTAGAGAAATTTACAAATGGCGGACAAAAGTAAAATGGCGTGTAATCGCCCAACGGCTAGTGACAGACCTGGCAAGAAGAAAATGGTTAAGGCTTGTTCTGGTGGACAAGAAAAACTAATTCACTTCGGAGCTAAAGGATACGGACACAATTACAGTGCTGCTGCTCGTAAGAGTTTCAAGGCTCGTCATAAGTGCGGTAGTGCTACTAACAAGTTATCGGCTAGGTACTGGGCGTGTAAAAACCTATGGTCTGGGCCAGGTGGTTCTAAAAAGAGTAGTCCTAAAGGCAGAAAGGGCAAGTACTAAAACTACGGTAACCAAGTCAGAGATGTCTAAATCTCAGCTTGCTGCTAAAAAGCGAGAGAAGGCGAAAGTAGGCATGGGCAAGAGGGTAAGTTCTGTAAAGAAAAAATAACTATCTTTGCATTATGAGTTATCAAAAATTACAAGTAGGGCGAGCCGCTGCTGTTACTCCTTCTGATACTGAAAACATTCCATCTATAAATGGCGGAACCAATAACGGTTGTATTTTATATGTTGGCGAAGCTGGTGACATAAAGGTTTTGACTACTGGTGGTGACGAGGTTACATTTGTTGGTGTAAATCCTGGTACGTTTATGCCAGTTCATGTTTTACGGGTGTTTTCAACTGGAACAACAGCTGATAGTATTGTAGCTCTTTGGTAGTATGTATATATCCGTTGGTGTAGGTATTGGGTCTTCTACTGTAGAGGTTTTAACTCCACAATTTCCTTTTGTGTTGAGTGCAACGGGGGTAGGGGCTGAATCTCTTACTTTAAACTGGACACCTTATCCAGGTGCGGTTACTTACTATTTGGATTTTAGCGAATCACCAACTTTTGATACGTTTATATTAGCAGAGGAAACAATTACTGCTCCTGCTACTTCATATACAGTTATAGGATTGCAGCCTGAGACTACGTATTATTATAGGGTTCGTGCTAATACTTTAATTGCAGAAGCATCGACCGATGCAGGGTCAAATTCATTTACAGCAAACTGGGTAGAATACACGGGTGCTGGAACTTATCTTTTAGATGTAAGTACATCACCTACTTTTGATACTTTTGTTTTACAAGATGAAATTATTGATGGTTCTCTAACTTCTTACGAGGTAACTGGATTAAATCCCGAAACAACTTATTACTACCGTGTAAGGGCAAATTCAGTATTTGCAAAAGTTGCTACAGATGTAGATGAAACTCAATTTACGGCTAATTGGGAGGCTTATACTGGGGCTGGGTATTATTTGTTAGATATAAGTGAATCAAGTGATTTTTCTACTTTTATAATAGAAGAACTTCCAATTTTAGCTCCTAACACTTCTTATACAGCAACTGGCTTAGTGTCTGAAACGACTTATTATTATAGGGTCAAGGCAGTTACAGAACCTGCTCCATTCATATTTACAATCAATACAGCTAATACATCAACAGGGTCTACTACGGACACGCAGTTTAAATTACCATTGACTACTTCTGATGGTTTGAATATTGAAGTTGATTGGGGAGACGGTTCAATAGATACCATTACTGATCATACTGCACCGGAGGTAACGCATACATATGCTACTGCTGGGGAATATACTATTTCAACTAAAGGTGATCTTTTAGGTTGGCAATTTGCAAATGGTGGCGATAAATTAAAAATGCTTGATGTAAAACAATGGGCTGGGTTAAATATTAGTGTAACTAGTGGATTTTATGGCTGCACTAATTTAACGGCAAGTGCAACGGATACTCCTATAATTACAAGTACAAGTTTGAGTAATTTATTCCGAAACTGTACGAATTTTAATGGTGCAATAGGTAATTGGGATGTTTCAAGTGTAACAAATATGTTTGCTGTGTTTGGATTTGCAACTTCGTTTAACCAGGACATAAGTAGTTGGAATGTTTCAAATGTTACAGTTATGGAATCTATGTTTGAAAGTGCAACCTCATTTAACCAAAACATTGGTTCTTGGAACACTTCAAGCGTAAGTGTTATGACAACAACATTTAGAAATGCAACTTCGTTTAACCAAGAAATAGGTAATTGGGATACCTCAAGCGTTACGAATATGACAAGAATGTTTGAAGGTGCAACATCATTTAATAACCTAGATAACCCAAGGATAAAAAATTGGGATGTGTCGAGTGTTACACTAATGAATAATATGTTTGCAGGTGCAATATTATTCAATCAACCTATAGGGATTTGGAATACATCAAGTGTTACAAATATGTCAAATATGTTTAATAATGCAGACGCATTTGACCAGGACATATCAGGTTGGGATATAAATCAAGTTAGTGATTTTAGTAACTTTATGCTTTCAGCTACAGGTTTTCCAGTCTACACTTACCAAGACTTGTTGATAGGGTGGGAAGCAAATCTTCAAGCAGCATATCCTGGGGGTGTAGGTTATCCTTATACGGGTGCAATTTCAATTGACTTTGGAGGGTCTTTTTACTTCCCAGAAGCAGAAATACCCAAACAGTCATTAATAGATAATTTTGGATGGACAATAACAGATGGTGGTCCACAGCCTATGATTGCTGAATATCAAGCAGTACTAGATTATGCAACTACTCAAGGATATGTTCTTCCTAGTGCGTCTAACCAAGCTCTTCAGAATAAGTTGATTTATGATTTAAAAGATGCAGGAATGTGGGAGACTTTTGATGCATTTTCAATGTTTGCTACTGATGGTAATGCTGATTTTGCTTTAATTGACTGGAAGCGTGTACTTGATTATACAAATTATAATAACTGTGTGTTTACAGAAAATAAAGGGTTTATCGGAAACGGTTCAAGTTCTTATATTGATACAAAGTTTACTCCTTCTACAGACGCTGTAAATTATCAAACAGCTGATGCTGGAATGTCTATACACCTATGGCAAACTGGAACAAATGGCAAGTATCTTATAGGTAATGAAAGTTACATAGCTCCAGGTATTAGAGTAAGATGCCATACAACTTCATCTCAGCAACTTGACTCTCAGTTTAATGATAATCTAAAAACTAGGTCTCAGGCACTAACCACAAACATAATCGGCCATTACCATGTGGATAGATTACCTAATTATTCTTTTTATAAGTTTCATATGAATTCATATTTTGGTTTTGGCAATACTTTGGTAGAGCCTATTGGTTTACCTGCTTCTACAACTGTGTTATTTAGATATGCAACTATATATGCTGATCAGGGACTTTCTTATTTCATAGCTCGTAAAAGTAGGACTACAGAGGAGATTATCACTATGAACTCAATTATATCAAATTATCTTGACGCTATATGATAGTTTTACATCCAAATACAGAGCAATACAACACCTTAAATGGTTATGAAAAAAATAACAGTAAACTTTTATTTGTTAAAGATTATGATGATAAGTGGATAGTAGGTCTAAGTGTATTAGACGATCCTAATTTTTTAGAAATAAAAGACCAGCTTAATCAATTAGAAAGAATAACCTATACACCATTTCCAGATCCTTTATCTTTGTAATATGAATACTACTTTTGAAATAGAACACCCAGATAAAAAAACATATTGGATTTTTTGGACAGATAAAATTACTAAATTTGTATATGGGTCAACTGACACAAAACAAATTACTAATACAAATCACGCCAATCAATGGACAACTACTGACGAGGCAGAGTGGTTGTATAAACTAAAAACAGAATTCAACACAATAATAAATAAAGAAAATGATAACAGCATATAGCAACACAAGGTCGGTTACTACTCTACCAGAGCCATCGTTTACTTTTTGGGTAGATACACGCAACACAGGATATCTATCTACCGCAAGCAATCAGTATAAATTACAATTGGTATCTAGTACCTCTGAAACTTATCTAAATGAAGATTTAGACATTATGGTTGAATGGGGTGATGGTTCAGTAGAAAACATTACGGCATATAATCAACCAGAAGTAACTCATACATACGCAACTGAGGGTGAGTATCGTATTAGAATTACAGGTGGGGTATTTGGTTGGCAAACTGGATATTTCCGTGGAGATAATCGTAAAATGCTTAATATTGAGAAATGGGATGGTTTGATAATTAGTGAATCAGGTTGTTTCCAAAGTTGTTTTAATATGACCGTAACCGATACTAATGACCCTATTCTTGCAAGTACAAATATGGCAAGTACTTTTGAGAGTTGCGAATTGTTCAATCGTCCAATAGGGCATTGGGATATGTCTGGAGTTACCGATATAAGTTATATAATAGGTTGGGCATATTCATTTAATCAACCTATTGGTGATTGGGATACGTCTAGCGTTGTTTATATGAATGCTCCTATTGGAGGAACACAAGCATTTAACCAAGACATAGGTAATTGGGATACATCAAGTGTAGAAGAAATGTGGGGATTTGCATATGAAGCATATGGTTTTAATAATGGAGGTAGCCCTTCTATTTCTAATTGGAGTTTCCCGAATTGTACTTATGCAGAAGAAACTTTTTCTTATGCTAAAGCATTTAATCAGCCCTTAAATTGGTATATGCCACAAGTAGATTCTCTTGAGAATTGGTTTTATCGTAATGAAGGATTTAATTCTCCGATAACTATGGATACTAGCAATGTTACTAATTTTTACGGAATGTTTGCTGAATGTAAAGATTTTAATCAAGACATAAATTCGTTTGATTTTTCTAATTCAATTAATGCTAATTATATGTTTGATGCGAATGAAACATTCCAAAACGGAGGCGTTCCTTTAAACATAGCTTTAAATGGTGATGCGTATGGTATGTTTTATCAAGCAAAGTACAACAATCCACTTACACTAACCTGTATTGGAACTAATCAAAATATTGGCGGTATGTTTTATGGTACTAGCTCAGAAAGCCATCCTTTTAACCAAGATGTTACCGGTTGGGATGTTGCTTCAGTAACTAACTTTAGTTATATGTTTGCGTTTTCTGATTTCAATTCTCCAGGTGTTGATACTTGGAATTACAGTACAACAGCGTATATTAATTTTGGTGCTATGTTTTACCAAACACAGTCGTTTAACCAACCTCTTTTAGCGGAGGGTTCTACTCTTCTCTTAGCTACAACCTTTCCTATTTATCAAATGTTTTTATATGCATATGGGTGGAATAATGGAGGTCAACCAGTAGCTGACTCTGAATATTATCTAAACACAAGCACTGGGGCTATGTGGACAAACATTTTTTATCAGGCCAAAGCATTTAACCAACCTATAAACATAGATTTTTCAAGGTTTAATAGCATCAATGGTATCCTTCAACACTCTCTAGTTTTTGATCAAGATATATCTTATTGGGATGTTTCTAACATAACACAAAATAGTACTCTATTCAGTAATTTACTCGGTATTTCAACAAACTACTATGATGCAGCGTTAATAGCTTGGGCTGAAAAATTACCTACTGTTACTGGAAAAGCAATTGGATTTGGTGCATCTAAATATACACCAGGTGGAGCAGCAGAAGCAGCTAGAGAAGCTATAATAGCAAAAGGATGGACAATATATGATGGAGGACCAGCATAATAATTAAATACTTATAAACATGGCAGAATATACAATACACGCAATTAAATACCCAGAAAAAAAGACTTATTGGATTTTCTGGGTAGACAAGACTACTAATTTTACTTATGGATTTGTAGATACAAATCAAGTAATTGAGGGGTATGCAGAACAAACTTGGACAACTACTGATGAGTCAGAGTGGATAGACAAGCTAAAGACTGAATTTAATACAGAGGTTGCTCCAGAAGAGCAGGTTGAAGAATCTACGCCTGTTACTGAGGAGAAAACTGAATTGACTCCTATAGAGTTAAAGCGTAAGAAATTCCAAGAGAAACTTGCAGAAAGAAAAGAACTATTAAATAAAGATGAAACTACCAATTAGCTTTGAGCAATTTAGCAAGGACCCTATGAAGGCAATGATGTTTTTGCTTTTGTTTGTAGTTGTTGCGCTTTATGCAAGGTCTGAATCTCAGTCTAAGACTGCAAATATCAGATGTGAACAACGCCTAGAAAGATGCGAGCTTGAGCTTGCAAAGATGAGCGCAATGCTAAAAAGTCAAGACAGCTTGTGTTCTGCGTTGGTAACTGAAATTAAAATCTACAAAGCATTAGGAAAAATATGAAAACTTTATTAATTACAACTATCTCAATCATTCTTATTCTTGTTATGGGATTAAGTGCTGAGACCCCAACTATTGAGGACCAGGCGGAAGAGCAATTAGTAGAGAGCGAAATGCTACAAGATAGTGCGATGATTATCTTGAGAGAGTTACACGACAAGAACGATTCTTTATTGACTAAATATTTTGGAGAGTAATGGCCAAGAATACCATCAAAGCTAAGAATACTCGTAAGGGCTCAAATAAGGCTACTGGAAGGGATTACTCGTACGATAAGGAATACCAATCCTCACCAGCTAGAAAACGCTACAGAGCGTCTCTAAACAAGGCTAATCGAGAAGCTGGCACATATGGTAATGGAGACAAAAAGGACATGTCCCACACAAAGAAGGGGAAGTTGGTTAAGGAATGCCAGTCTAAAAACAGAGCACGCAACAGAGGCAAGAAATGAGATACTTGATGATAGTGTTATTGCTGTCTAGCTGTTCGGCTACATGGCATCTAAAAAGGGCGGTTAAAAAAGACCCTAGTATTTTATTAGAGCAAGTTGTGAAGATAGACACGTTCGTGGTTAGGGATACGTTCTCATACACGGACACATTTGTAACCAACTCTATTGATACCATAACTATCGACACGGGTAGCGTTCAAGTTCGCATCATTCGGGAGCACGACATTATCAGAACTACAATCACGCAAAAGCCAGACACGGCATACATTACGATTGAAAAGACACTGCCACCGCAGTTAATATACAAGGAACATTGGTTCAAGTGGTGGTACCTATTGATTATTTTCGCTATATTTGTGATTATAATCAAATTGAAATGAAAAAAATAACAACTGAAGAACTACAAACTCTACGTGAGTTAAACAAATCCGTATCTGAATTAAAGGGCGCTATCTCTGATTACGAGATTAAAAAGTACTACGCTATTCAGCGGATAATGAATGAAGCATCTAGACTTAATTCATTTACAGAAGAAATGGAGGCTAAGTACGGTCCTATTGACGTTAACATTGAGACAGGAGAGTATGCTAGTCAGGAAAATAGCAGTGGGCAATGATTATAAGAACTCTATGAACTACTTGGTAGGTCAGAGTATTCTTAATAACATGTATACGATTTTTGAGATATGCAGAGAAAATGACGGCTCTGTATGTATATGGATTCGTAACGAGGAGAAAGGTGAGATAATGCGTTGGAAGATGTTCAGTGCAAACATGCCTATTTCTTTTGAGTACAATATAGACTTTTAATGGAATCAACTTTCTTTTATTTAATAGAGCCACTAGATGGCAGTGAGAGGTCGTACGTAAGTTCGAGCGGTCTGATACTTGGAACTAATTTAGAGGACCATAAATCTACACAGCGTTTGGCTAAGGTGGTTGGGCTTCCAAGGAATGAGGCTGAATTAAATATTGGCGATGTAATTGTCGTACACCATAATACATTTAGGGACTATTACGATATGAAGGGACGGCTTAAAAAAAGTAGTAATTTTGTAAGAAATAAACTATACTTCGTTGAAAAAGAAAGAATATACATGTACGTCCGCGACGGAATCGAAAAGGTTTTCGGTCCTTATGCGTTTGTTAAGCCCGTCAATGCAGACAGAGAAGGATTCCAATTTTCGACGAGAGCTGAGAAAGAGCTTGTCGGCCAAGTGGCACTTGTCGATGATAGGTACTCCGAGGACGAGAGTGTAGTGTCTGGTGACGTTGTTACTTTCTCTAAGGACAGCGAGTACGAGTTTGTCATAAACGACGAGAAGTTTTATCGTGTTCCAACTAGAAACATAGTAGCTGTATTATGAGTAAGAAGACCAGAGAAGAGATAATAAAGGCAGGCGAGATAGCCGTTAGGGAGCTAATACGTGTTGCTAAAGAAGAAATAATAACTGGCGATCCAGAGCAAGACTTAGCGGCCGACAGATTAAAGAATGCCGCAGCCACAAAGAAGCTAGCGGTGTTTGATGCGTTTGACATTCTAAACAGAATAGAAGAAGAGCGTAATGCTCTAGACGATGTGGTGATTGACAAGAAGGACGACTCCAAAAAAGGATTTGCTGAGAAGTTTAGTAAATGAAAGACTACGCCCTATATCATATAGACAGCAAGGCAGTCCCCCAAGATGTTATCAAGAAGAAGAACAAGGAGAAGTCGTGGGCGTATGGTTACGACGAAGAGTACGATATTGTCGTTATATCAAAAGACGGAACCATTGGTGAGATATATAGCATCAATACTCTTAAGGTAGCGCTACCAGCAACTCCATCGGAAGTTGACGATAGAGGCAATAGGTGGTCACCGTATGAGTTCCCAAAAGATTTACAAAGAATAAAGAGCATATTTGACTGGAACAGAAAACCAAGGGAGTTTCAGTCTAAGTGGATTAATTTTATAGAGAATGAGTTTGATCGTAGAGAATACGGCTATTGGTTTATTAATAATGGCAAGCCTTGCTATGTTACTGGCAGCCACTACATGTATCTCCAGTGGACGAAGATAGACGTTGGTCTGCCGGACTTTCGTGAATCTAACAGAATATTTTTTATTTATTACGAGGCGTGCAAGGCAGACAATAGATGCTTTGGAATGGTATACCTAAAGAACAGACGTTCGGGTTTCTCGTTTATGAGTGCGGCTGAGATTGTAAACCAAGCCACGATGTCTAAGGACGCAAGATTTGGAATACTGTCTAAGACGGGTGATGACGCTAAGAAGCTATTCACAGATAAGGTAGTAAACATATCCAACAACTACCCGTTCTTTTTCAAGCCCATACAAGATGGTATGGACAGACCAAAGACGGAGTTGGCGTATCGTGTTCCTGCTTCTAAGATTACAAAGAAGAATATGTCCCGTGTTGACAACGAGGACGACATGGATGGATTGAATACAACCATTGACTGGAAGAATACTGCCGACAACAGTTATGACGGAGAAAAGCTTAAGATGTTAATCCATGACGAGAGCGGTAAGTGGATGGTTCCCAATAAGATATTAAATAACTGGCGTGTAACAAAAACATGTTTGCGTCTAGGTAGTAAGATTATAGGCAAGTGTATGATGGGCTCAACGTCCAACGCACTAGACAAGGGCGGTGCTCAATTCAAGAGCTTGTACGAAGATTCTAATCCAGGTGATCGTAATGCCAACGGACAGACAAAGAGTGGAATGTATAATCTGTTTATTCCGATGGAGTGGAACTTTGAGGGATATATAGATGAGTTTGGCATGCCCGTATTCCATACGCCAAAGAGTCCGATTATCGGTGTTGACGGAGAGAAGATTAAGATAGGCGTAATTGATTATTGGAATAACGAGGTAGATTCGCTAAAGTCAGATTCTGATGCATTAAACGAATTTTATCGTCAGTTCCCTAGAACGGAAAGCCATGCATTTAGAGACGAGAGCAAGGCGAGTATATTCAACTTGACAAAGATATATCAGCAGATAGACTACAATCAATCGCTAATTAAAGATAGAGTATTGACACGTGGGTACTTTCACTGGAAGGACGGCAAGAAAGACAGCAGTGTAGTGTGGACTCCTGATAACAAGGGACGATTCTTGATAAGTTGGTTCCCTCCAGCCCAAATGCAAAACAACGTAATTAAGAGGGGAGATAAGTTTTATCCAGGGAATGAACACATTGGTACGTTTGGCTGTGACTCGTATGATATATCTGGAGTAGTAGGCGGTGGCGGATCCAATGGTGCGTTACACGGCATGACGAAGTTTAACATGGACGATGCTCCTAGTAATTTCTTCTTCTTGCAGTATGTAGCCAGACCACAGACGGCTGAGATGTTTTTTGAGGACGTACTAATGGCTTGTTTCTTTTATGGGATGCCAGTACTAGCGGAGAACAATAAGCCAAGGCTTTTGTATCATTTAAAGAATAGAGGATACAGAGCGTTTTCTATGAATAGACCAGACAAGGAGAAGCATAAGCTTTCTAAAACAGAGAAAGAACTTGGCGGAATACCAAACAGTAGCGAAGACGTGAAGCAGTCTCACGCATCTGCAATTGAGACTTATGTGGAAAAGAATGTTGGCATAGATTTGGAGGGAACTTATAGGGATTCTGACGAAATGGGCAATATGTACTTCACGAGAACGCTTGAGGACTGGGCTAGATTTGATATCAACAATCGTACTAAATTTGACGCTACAATCAGCAGTGGGCTTGCTATTATGGCCAATCAGAAGCACCTATATATACAGCCAAAGACACAGTCAAAAATAAGTATTAAATTTGCAAAGTACGACAACAAAGGCAATACAAGCCAAATAATACGATAGATGGATAAAAAAACACTGGTACCATACGTTACCTTCCCAAACAATACTGCAACGGAAGAAGAGAAAGCCTCTATGGAGTATGGTCTAAAAGTGGGCCAAGCTATACAAAATGAGTGGTTTAAAAGGTCTTCCAATAGCTGTAGATTCTACGACCAATGGATAGAGTACAATAGACTAAGACTATATGCTAGAGGTGAACAGTCCGTTGCTAAATATAAGAATGAGCTTGCAGTCGATGGAGACCTCTCATATCTCAACCTTAATTGGGACCCTGTTCCCATCATACCAAAGTTTGTTGATATTGTTGTCAATGGAATGTCTAATCGTCTATATGATGTTAAGGCCCAGGCACAAGATAGGTTGTCGTCGAAAAAGAGACAAGATTATAGGCGCATGGTCGAGGCTGACATGTTGGCTAAAGACCTTCTTAAACAAGTAAAAGATGACTTTGGCGTTGATGCATTTAACGTAAATCCAGACGAATTACCAGAGAATAATGATGAGTTGAATCTGTTTATGCAGATTAACTACAAGCCTGGTATTGAAGTGGCTGAAGAGCAAGCAATTAGAACTATATTAAACAATAACTCTTACGAGGACATTAAGAAGAGAATAGACTATGACCTTACTGTATTGGGAGTTGGAATGGCGAAACATACGTTCAATCCTAGTGGTGGCATAAGAGTTGAGTATGTTGATCCAGCAAGCGTTGTTTATTCTTATACAGATAGTCCAACATTTGATGATTGTTTCTATTTTGGAGAAATTAAAAGAGTACATATATCTGAAGTTAAAAGGATGTATCCGTGGCTTACGCCAGAAGATATCGAAGAGCTTTCAAACTATGCTTATAGTTGGTATCAGGATTACGGTGTTATGCGTCCATATAACGATAGTGTCTTTGAAAAGGAGATTGTTAATCTTCTATACTTTAACTATAAGACTGACAAGAAGTTTGTTTACAAGAAAAAATACTTGGAGAATGGTGGCGAAAGAGTTATCCGTAAGGACGAGAGCTTTAATCCGCCAGAAGAAGAGGAAGCAAGATATGAGAGAATAGAGAAGACTGTAGAGGTTTGGTACAAGGGCGTGATGGTTCTAGGTACTGAAAACTTATTGGAGTGGGGCATGATGAAAAACATGATTCGTCCAAAGTCAGCTTCTCATGTTGCACTACCAGAATATGTTTGTGTAGCTCCAAGAATGTACCGTGGTGTAATTGAGTCATTAGTTCGTCGTATGGTGGGCTTTGCGGACTTAATTCAGCTTACGCACTTAAAGCTACAGCAAGTAATCGCTCGTATGGTTCCAGATGGTGTCTATATTGATGCTGACGGGCTTAATGAGGTTGACTTGGGTAATGGCTCTAGCTACAGCCCAGAAGAGGCTTTAAAGATGTATTTCCAAACGGGTTCTGTAATTGGACGTAGCTTCACACAAGATGGTGAGTTTAACAATGCTAGGATTCCTATTCAAGAATTAAATAGCAGTGCTGGCCAAGCAAAGATTTCTAGTTTGGTTAATTCATATAACCACTACTTGAACATGATTCGTGACGTGACGGGTCTTAATGAGGCTAGAGATGGCTCTACTCCAGATCCAAACGCATTAGTTGGTGTACAGAAGTTGGCTGCTTTAAATTCTAACACAGCGACTAGACATGTACTAGAGGGTGGGTTATTTATCACTAAAAGATTAGCAGAGTCTATTTCTTTGCGTGTATCTGACGTGTTGGAGTATTCCGAAACAAGAGAGCAGTTAATTCATCAAATAGGGGCACATAGCACTGAAATACTAAACGAAATATCTGATTTGCACTTGCATGATTTTGGAATACACATTGAGGTAGCTCCAGACGAAGAGGAGAAGGCACAGATGGAAGCGAATATACAGATGGCATTGAGTCGTGACCAAATCACACTTGAGGACGCTATTGATATTAGAGAGTTAAAGAACGTAAAGTTAGCTAACGAGCTACTTAAGGTTAAGCGTAAGGCCAAGCAGAAACAAGACCAAGAAATGGAAATGCAGAAGATAGAGGCGCAAACACAAGCCAATATCCAATCTTCTCAAGCTGCTGCTCAGTCTAAGATGCAGATGATAGAAATGGAAGCTCAAGCTAAGATGCAGATTAAGAGAGCTGAGTCTGAGTATGACACCATTAAGATGCAACAAGAGGCAGAGTTGAAGTTGGCATTGATGGACAAGGAGTTCCAATATCAAATGGCACTTGCGAATGTTAGCGGAGAGACACAGAAAAAGATAGAGGAGGAGAAAGAAAAAGCCAAAGACGACCGCATAAAGATGCAAGGAACACAGCAGTCTAAGCTTATAGATCAGAGAAAGAAAGACTTACCTCCGGTAAACTTTGAGTCTAACGAGGATAGTCTAGATGGATTTGACTTAGCTGAATTTGAACCTAGATAAATATTTATCGTATATTTGCGATGAAAATATAATAAAATAAAATTATGAGTGAATTTAAAGTAAGAGAAGTAGGTGTAGAAGAAGAGAAAAGCGTTCAAGAGATTGAAGAGCAACTTCTTAATGAACACCAAGAAAAAGTAAGCGCAGAGCAAGAAAACGAAGCGCAAACTGAGAGTGTCCAAGAAAGCGAGGCGCAAGTAGTTGAGCAAGAGGTTGCACAAACACCTGAGCTGAGTGAAGAAGACGTTCTGTCATTTATTAAAAATAGGTACGATAAACAAATTGATACCGTTGACCAGTTGTTCGAGACTAGGGAGTCCCAGACAGAATTACCGGAAGATGTATCAGCTTATTTAAAGTACAAACAAGAAACGGGTCGAGGTTTCGAGGACTTTATTAAGATTAATAGAGACTTTGATAAGGAAGACCCAAATAAGCTAGTATTTGAATACTATAAATCTAATTCCGAATTTTTGGATGACGAGGACATAGAATTTGAAATTTCTGAAAAGTTTTCTTACGACGAGTCTTATGACGACGAAAAGGAAGTTAGGCAGAAGAAACTAGCATTCAAAAAAGAACTTGCAAAAGCAAAAGAGTTCTTCAACAAGCAGAAGGAGCAATACATGGTTCCTCTTGAGTCAAGAGGTTCTAACGTTCCAGACGAGGAGAAAGAATTGTATAATGCTTTTAAAAGTCAAGCCCAAAAGGCCAGTGAACTAGAACAAGAGCAGTCCAAGCGTTCAGAGTTCTACAGGAGTAAGACATCAGAGTTGTTCAACGACAATTTCAAAGGTTTTGATTTTCAAATTGGAGACGAGAAGATGACTTATAAACCAGCAGAAGCTAAGACGTTATTGGAAAAGCAAACTGATATGAGTCCGTTCTTTAACAAATTTGTTGATGAGAATGGATACATAAAGGATGCCGCTGCTTATCATAGGGCGATGGCTGTAGCGATGAATCCAGATGCAATGGCGAAATTCTTCTACGAGAAGGGTAGAGCCGAAGCCATAGATAGTGTTGCCAGAGAGTCAAAGAATATTGACATGAGTGCAAAGGTAGCACCAGAAATGGGAAGAGCAAAAGGATTTACAG